CTCAATTTCTTCAAACGGCTCTTTCTTAAATGTATTCTGAACTTCTCTTGATACATTTTCTAAACCAAATTTTTCGACGATTGCGTGAGCAGGCATCTTAAATCTTCTATAAATCGTATCAACAATGCCTTTAGCATTTTCTTGAATATAAATTTCTTTAATGTGTCTTGCAGAAAAATTAACTACATCAACGTCATCTTGTTCAATCATTAAGCAGGCAGTGCCGAAACAAATTAAATCGTGATAAGCCTCAAATATTTCCTGCTGAAAATTTGACTTAGCAAAAGCTAAATACATTTTATCTGTGCTATCTTCTAACCACTCTTTTGCCTCGTCACTGTCATTTAGCAAATCTTCTTTATACCTTAAAGAAAACCATCTATTCGCTGAGCTTGTAAGCATACCGTGCAAAGATGCTGCCAATAGTTCTAAAGCGTGAATGGCGCTTGCGTCAAAAATTAATATATTTCGTTTGTCGCCTCTTGCTCGTTCTTTTGTGATCTCTGCTTTTCTTGGTTGCGTATAATCTGCACACTCTTGCCAATGGCTTTCCCAAGTTGATCGTTGTTCCATTAGCTTAGAGAGATTAGACTTAAGCTCTCGAGCCAAATTTCTATAATCTTGATTTTGCATTATTTCTTCTTCCAGCCTCTTTTCATTGCAGCGTAAGCTTTTCTGCTAACTGTGGATTTAGATTTAGGTCTTGAAATACCTAATCGTTTTCTTCTATTAATATTTTTTACTAAGCTCATCCTAATAAAGTTTTTTTATTTAATTGTAAGTTTTCACCTAGACCTTGAGCCGAAGTTAAAATTGTATTACGTCTGCCTCTTCTTTTGTTGTCTAATTCCTTTTGGTCCATTTCAATATCTGTTGGACCTTTAGGTGTTTCAATTGGTTTTGGTGCATCCATTTGAGAAACAACTTTTGGCTGCTCAGGTGCTTTAGGTTTTGGTGCTACTGCTTTTACAAATCCTCCCATAAAATTATCCTCCTAGTAAAGTTTTTTCGTTTTTGTTCAGCAAACCTTTTAAAGCTTTTTCATCTCTGCCAAACATTTGATCGTATTTTTCTTTTTCTTTTTTAGTAAAGCTTTTGTATTCGCCTGTTTCTTTAACGTCTTTTAAATCTGATCTACCTGTTCTTTTTTTATATTGATTACGAACAGAATTTAATTGTTTGACTTTTTGATCGCTTGGTAAATATCCTCCCATTGCTAGCCTCCTAATAAACTTTTTTGATCTGTTTCTGCCGCAACATCTTCATAGTCAGGTGAAGTAAGAATAGTTGATCTACGACCTTTTCGGTTTCGTTGCCTTCTTCTTAAATCTTCTTCTTCCTGAGCTTTTCTAGCTGCATCGTCTGCTGATGGCACATCTTCAACTTTAGGCTCTACGATTGGAGGTGGAGCTGGCATTGAAGGTGCTTTAAAGATTGAACCCATAATTGTAATCCTTTTGTAAATTTGTAGTTGATATAAATTTTTCTCTGTCTAAACCGACCGCCAAAACTCTCATCGCGTCGCAAGCGTGGCTCGCCCACGAATGAACAGGTTTTGCAGCGTAAACTCTTTCTTTGTCATTATACTTTCGGTGATAATGCCTAAGTGAATTTATAAGCTTAGTACAATTGTCAATGTCGATATAGCATCTTGGTAAAACCATCTTTACTGCGTGGATGCCATCTTCGATTGTTAGCTTTGGTGCTATCTTAAATTTTAATCCTAACTGATAGGCAACCTCTCGTTTGGTCCTACCTGTTGTGAAATCTGTTTGTTCTAAATCGTGAGGTCCTAGATGTTTGTCATAGACATAATCTTTTTCCTTGAGATATTGAGCGTAGTGAGGCAAAGCCTCATTATTGTTCTCATAAAAGTCAATAATGTTAATACTATTTCCAATAACTTGATAAAAAATAATAGAAGTAGCATCATTAAAGCCAATGTCCCAAGCGGTAGAAACAGGATAGCTCGTGTCGTAAAGAACTCTAGTAATCCTCTTTTCATCTTCTAATTTATTTAAAACTTCGCCGTAAATAGAACCTCTGATGTTTCCAATAAAAGAACACTCAAACTCTTGGTTATATTTCGATTGTCCCATTACAGACAATGCGGCGTCTAATTCTTCTTGGTCTATAAGCTTAGTTTCGCTAACTTTCGCAGTATAGCCAAACCAACTTTCCTCTTTCTTTGCTTTTAAATAATAATCATAAAAAAGATTATTCATTCCTTTTGGAGTACCACATAGACTTAACCAACCTTTTCGATCAGCTAAAGCAGGTCTAATTACTTCATCCAGCAAGTCGGATGAAATTTGCGCTGCCTCATCTACAACTGCTCCATCAAGATACAATCCTCTAAGGCTATCAGGATTTTCAGATGACAAGAGCATTATTCTTGCTCCGTTCATAAAATCACATCTAAGCTCAGTCTCGTTGTATTTAGTCTGAGGAATATTCTTTGTGTAATATTTTAAATAATCCCAAGCTATCTTCTTTGCCTGACTGTAAGTCGGAGCAATGTAAGCAAAGCGTGGATTATAATTTTTATTTGTCATCGCACACTTGATTAAGTGATTGATGAGCATAACCGTTTTGCCAAACCGTCTATGACAACATAGAACTGAAAATCTGTGTTTGTCTAAATTCTGATGAATGAAAGCTTGTTGCTCTCTTGGCGAATACGGTATTGTAATCTTCATTAGTGAATGCTTGGAATTTTGTCATTGTTGTAATAACGCATTTTAATTTTAGTAAACACGAAATCAGCAAACTCTGGTAAATCTGTCTCTTCCTCAAATCCATTAAACACCATCATTAGCTCACCGCCATAAGTGGTAAATGTAAATGCGCTCACATTCTTAAATTTGTCTGGTATCTTTAACTGTTTCTTTTTCTTTGTGTCGTTCATCGGTAATTATATACGTATTAGACGGCAGCCACGTTTTGTGGTGTGGCTCTGTTTTTTAGATTTCTTTCTGTTTTCACAGGTTTTTGACTTGTCTTTAGATACTTTATCTACGGCTCTAGCTTGCTATTCTTTATTTTATTTAGCGTTCAGTACGTGTTTGGTACGTACTTTATATTATCGAACTCCATAACACGCGCGAGACGTCTTTAGTTTCCGCTAACTACCTGACCTTCAACTATCTTTTGCTCAGGCTGCTCCCAAGTTATTTGAACTTTAGTATCTTGAATGATCTCTTGTTTATCACCATACAAGCTTGGCAGTAGTTTACTCGCGAGCCACCTGTAGTGGTGTAATTTTTCACGAACCAATGCAACATCCTTTGATGTTGTTGTTTCAAGTTCATCAATCATACGGTCAAGATAATACTGACAACCTATCTTTCTCGCCTGACTAATCTTGTTGGAAAATTCTTTATCAGTTTTAATCCAATTATAGACAGTAGATAAGCTTGGCATATCTTTAGCTTGGCAAATCGAAGTCAGCGTCTGACCGTTCATTAATTTTGTTTCTAAACTTTCGGTCAATGATTTTGTTAATTGTATCTTGTTTGACATTTTTTAAATTTTGTAATGATCTTAAAAGACCTGATTTTGTTGTAGGTCCAGCAGATAAGCCAGCGTGGAATTTACATCTATATTTCTTACTTGTTTTACAGAAATAACCTTTGCATTTACATTGAACAGTAAACTTACTGCCTCTTGTAAATGATTGGCAACGATCTGGTTTGAATTTCATTTGCGAAACAAAACTGTTGGAATAAAAAAAAAGAGTAAAAAAAAATTATAACTTGAAAACTGTTTTTGTATGCAAGTGTTCTTGATACAGTAAAATTATACTGCTCATTTCTTATTTGTCTAGTCTCTAAGATTTTATGATATTAGAAAAAATATTTTTATTTTGATTATAATGTAATTAAATAAACACTTTGTCTAATTTGTCAAAGTTATTTTTTAATTTATTTGATAATTTATCTAGGAGGTTCTTATATCTATTCTTAATTGTAATACGATGAAAACCAAAAAACTTTCCAAGCTTAGTCCATTGAAAACGATTAGCTCGCAACCACAATAGCTTTCTGTCTAACTTAGGATTGTCTGATATATCATCATCAACAAATAATAAAATATCTAAAGCTAGCTCATATCTTGACATCTGACGTGGTGTTGCACGCAAAACTAATTTAGGCTTAACGTGAAATCCCCAATCTTTTTTATCATAATAACTTTCAAGGACCTGATACATAGACGGACATCTATTGTTGTGAGGACCAGCAATAAACTTTTCTGCATAAGCAGCATCATCGAGGATCTCTACTATTAATCTTTCTAATTTAATTTGTTCTTCAACTATTTTCTCTATGCTTTTTAACATTGCGATATACCCAGCTATACATAACATCTGTTTCTTTTATTCGATCAAACTCTTCACGCGGCAAATCTTTTAGCTTATCGTAAAGATCGCTCTGATCTAAATTAGGAAACAAATATTTTTTTGTTGTGAATTGTCTTGTATGATTTTTTAAAGTGGACCATCCTTTACTACCACCAAACTTTGTAAAACCTATTTGCTGAACAAAGTATTTGTGTCTTGGCATATCAAAGACAAGATACTTACCTGCATCTTTAATTGATATTAAAGCAAGACCGTCAATATGTATTCTTGCTAGCCTAGATAAACTTTCCTGCACTTTATCTAAACCAATTTGAAATGTACCTGATATGTCAACCAGCCTAATAAAACTTGTTAAAGTTTTTACATTAAACTGATGGCAGCAATAACTATAAATTCTAAAGTCTAAATCCTTTAACTTATTTTCTTTTAAAACTACTGTATCAGATAGATAAAAATTCGACATAATTCTGTTGCCTAATAAATTGATTACCGCATTTGTTTGCTTTAATTTTTCTGATTAAATAATCTTTGCTTTCACAATTAGGACCGTGAGATTTTAAAGACATATACTCAAGGAACTGCAGCATCTGATCTGGTGTTAAGTTCATCCATTGTTTAGATGAATAAGGAAAGATCCTTTTAATATCGAACCTGATTACATTTCTAAATTTTGTACTCTCATCAACCGTGTAATAAAATTCAAAGAAAGGTATCTCTGCAGCTTGAGCTAAAAATATATATGGTCTTTGCTGCCAATTAGATTTGCCTTTAAAACTAAAGTCTTTATTGTAAATAGTATCTGCTAGAAACAATGGCTTTGCGCAGGCAGGACAAGTACCAACACAATCAAGGTCAAAATAATTAATTCCATCGTGCTGCTCTCTGTGCCAATGGCTAAAAGGTGATACAAGCTGGTCAAAATACTGCATTCTTGGCATATATTATGCAGTTAATATGCTTGCCTTATTTGTCAAGACTGTCAGTCTTTTT